AGAGGAAGTCAAATTGCATTTATCGTATTTTGGAAAAATAATATTTTCTATATTTTTACTCTTAAATATGTATGCGTTAATTTTCTTTATGGAACAGTGTCCAGAAACTCTTGGTTGGAGTCTGACTACTTTTGATATGGTCTATTTAGGTATGACTATAATCGCAGCATGTTATTTGCGCTGGTTTTGGGTAGTAGCAATTTTAATGTTTGTTTTACTGTTGATGTTACGCAGCGAATATATATATAAGAAAATAGTAACTATTTCACGTGATCAAGCAGAAAATATTTTAAAGAAACAGAAAAGATATTTAGGTTATTTACTATTTATGAAATCATTGCAAGATTATAATGTTTTTGAATCTACATGGTGGCACAAGCACGGGAAGAAAGTTATGCTGGCTGCTACTGGTTTTACTATATCGTTGGGAATATGGAAAATGTCCAAAGGTTTAAAAAAATCATATAAGTCAGCATCAATTGATATGGAAAGTACTTCAAAGTTTTATATTACTTCTCCTTTTAATGAAGTTATAAATAAAATGGAAGAAGACTTAGGATGCGGTGTTTCATGGAAGAAAGTACCAAATAAAACACATGCTCAATGGAATATACAAAATATAGTTACAAAATCATGTCCCCATACTGGGACTCCTAAACAGCTGTATGACTCAATATTGAAGAATGTTCGCAATGTTAGAGTACACTCTGGTAATGGAAATGACAAGATAGGTTTTGTTCTGGGGTTGTGTAGTAATTACGCTGTGATGAATACACACACTTTAGGAGAAGAAAAGTCACCAATCATAATGGTTTCGTGTACAGGAAGTATAGGAGAAAGTAATACAGTATATAAAAATACAAAGTTAGATGAGACAAATCGACTAGATTTAGGGAAGGATTTGACTATCGTAGCGTTGTCTAGTATTAAATTTAAGGATATAACTATGCACCTGACTGATGATGATCTAGTAATAGAAGAATATCCTGGTTATATAGGAAACGATCATACGTGGGCAACTCTAATTAAGAACAGTAACTTTCCTCTGGTTCTAGGAAACAATAAGAAAATTACTGTTCCAGATTTGTGGACTTACGACTTTTCAGGACATTATCCAGGTTTTTGTGGAGCTCCTCTTGTTATACAAAAGAATAATAGTTGTTGTATAGGAGGTATACATGTAGGTGCTCGTGGCGCTGAATGTTTCGCATCCCCAATATGGAAAAGCAATTTATTAAATGGAATTGAGAAGCTGAAAACGAAAGAGATATATTTCCCTTTAGCCTCTGCGGGAGATATTACAGTAGAAAATTTAGAGGAACCATCAATACATTCTCCTTTTAGGTACGAAGTATTACATGGCGTAGATTACTATGGAAAGATCCCTGGTAGAGTGGAAGTGAATCAGAAATCTTCTTTGGTTCGTAGTGAGTATTATCAAACAGTGGTAAAAATGTTAGAGACTCATTTAATGGTAAAACAAGTAGAACATTATACAAAACCACTAATGAAACCTATCATAAAAGATGATATTTACTTATCACCTTACAATATCGCTTTAAAAAATATAAGTTCCCAAAAAGCCTGTCTTGATCCTCAAATCATGAAGAAAGTTATTAAAGTTTTGTCCAAAAAGATTATAGACGGATTGAAAAAAGCAGGAATAAAGAAATTGGAACCCCTTACAATGGAAGCAGCTATTAATGGTGCTATGGAAGATCCTTTTATTAAAAGAATAAATGCACATACAGCTGCAGGTTTCGGTTATCCTGGATGTAAAGAAAAATATATTCCTATAGTACATGAAGAGGACAGTAATATTATTCGTGAACCTATAGAAGATTTGAAAAAGAGATTGGTAGAATGTATGGAACGATACGATCAAGGGCTTACTAATAATTTTATTTATAAAGCTCAGTTGAAAGATGAACCTAGAAAGTTGAAGAAAGCGCTTGCAGGCGAAACCAGAGTTTTCTTCGGGTCAGCTCTTGAAGCGCTCATACTTAATAGGATGTATACTTCTACGTTTTATTCACTTATGGTTCAATTCAGAGATATATTCTGTACTTCGGTAGGTATTGATATGCATTCAGGAGCAGGAGAATTGATAGAAAAATTAAAAGAGTTTTCAAAGAAGCTGATGGAAGGTGATTATGGAACGTATGACCAAAAACCACCCTTTGACGCAAAAAGAGCTGCATCCACAGTGATATATATAGTACTTAAAGAATTTGGATATAATGGAAAAGCCCTAAAACACTTATGTGGAATACTAACAGATAACTTGTTTCCATGGGTAGAGATGCTCAAAGATTTGTTTGAAGCGGCTGGCATGCAGCCTTCGGGAAGGTATGCTACTGCAGAAGATAACAGTCTTTTAGGTGTTATTTTACTTATGTATGCTTGGTATGCTCACAAAAAATTAAATAATAAAGATTTCTTCAAATTTGTTCTCCCTGATACCTATGGAGATGATATGCTGGCAGCAGTCAAAGAGTGTGTTTCGCAATTTTTTAATAATTTATATTATCAAATGTTTTGTCGGAAAGTTTATCTGATGGATTTTACTTCGCCTGATAAGACTAGCGAAATGCCAGATTTTACAAATGTCGACAAATGCAGCTTTTTGAAAAGAAAATTTAGATACAGGGAAGACATTAAAATGTGGGTTGCAGTATTAGACCCTGATTCATTGATGAGATCAGTAACGTGGTACATCCCTTCAACGAATGTTCCTGTACATGAGCAACAAAAAGGAACTATTACTTCATTGATGTGGGAATTAGCTTTGTATTTGTCACGGGAGAAATATTTTGAATTTAAATGTGCGATGGAAAAATTGTTATCTTTAACATACATGGGAGGAAAGATCGTGAATTTACCCGATTTCGACCATATTATAGAAGAGATACGGCAGTGAACTATTTACGAAAATGCGAGATGTTAATTGACGTGGCACAGCATTTTTCGGAACTCACGGAGGGCGGCTTTTTAGCCTGTTAATCAGACTGGAACCTCTTTAAAAATACTAATCTGGAGTCAAAAATTATAATAGATTTAGTCGTCTATTATATATTAATAAATGGCTAGCCGAAAATAAAGAAAATAGAGAAAATACCCAAAAGAGAAATTTATATATAGAAAGAACTAATTACGAAAATGAACTAAGAGAATTGCAATTGTTACACGATAATGATGAATCTGACTATCAAAAATTGAGTTCAAAAGCTTTAAAACGTATGCTTACTCATGTTCATCGAGGTGGGAACAGAGATTATGCTTTGAGAATATTAGATATGAGAGCAAAAATTAGCTCATTACAATTAAGTATAAATCACTTAAATAGAGTGATTGAGAACATGGACGATATAAGATTAGAGTCTGGAGAGACTGGTAATTTACGTGCAGGACCTATTACCAATTTAGATACAGAAGAAAATTTTACTGAAGTGGCAGGATCAGTTGTAGAAGTTGTGTCAGCAGGACACACGAAAAATTCCCAGCAAGGACAACGTAATGTGTTAGACATGTCCAATTATTTATCACGACCTGTTGAGATATTTTCAGAGCAATTAAATTTAGCGACTACTTATATTGGAGCTCTATCAGTGTGGGACTTGTTTTTTGCAGTCCCTTCTGTAAGGGCTAAAATTAGAAATTTTGCTTATGTTAGAGGAAATTTGCATGTTAGAGTTTCAGTTTCAGGTTCCCCTTTTCATTACGGAAAAATATTATTATCATACCAACCTTATGCTTCAGCAAATACTACACTTCAAAATTTAATTACAGCTCAAGCATTAAATGCTAACATTAATCCCCTTTTATTTAATTATTTGAGTCAAGCTCCAGGTTCTGCTCTGATTGATGTGAAAGCAAATGAGCCTGTCGAGATGGTATGTCCATTTATTTCAACGAAACCTATGCACAGATTATTTAATAATACTACTACAGTTATCAGTGCTGCTACTCATTTTACAGATTTACAGGAGACCGGGGATTTATTTTTTGCTACTTTGAATCAAATTGCCTCAGTTAGTCCTACACCTTCTAAAGTTTATCTTCAGATTTATGCATGGATGTCAGAAGTAGAATTAGGTACAAATACTGCAACACAGTTAGAAATTACTACAGAGTCCGGAGAAGCAGAAAGTTTAGATGAGAGAAAAATTGGCCCTGTAGAAGGATTAGCCTCACGTTTGGTTGATGTTTCCAATGCTCTCTCTACTGTTCCTTTTATTAGTGCATATGCTACTGCGAGTACTATGTTTTTGTCGGGAATAGCCAAATTTGCTGCTATCTTTGGATGGTCGAAACCAGTCATGAATTCTGAACCCTTATATGTTAAAGTAGAACCTTATCATAATGGAGCTTTAACTATAGGATATGATATGGCTAAACGAGTAGTACTTGATCCGAGACAAGAACTCACTGTTGATCCAAGAGTATGTGGTTCTACCGAAGATGAAATGACTATTCAACATATTGCATCACGAAAGTCTTATTATCAAACCTTCACATGGAGAGCTACGGATTCTGCTGTTACTGTGCCTATTTGGACGTGTGGAGTATATCCAGGTTTAGTTACATATTACACGCATCTAGTCAACTATGCGATGCCGACGGCTATGGCGTACGCTGTTATGCCCTTCTCTTTTTGGAGAGGTGACATAACATTTCGTTTCGAAATAGTTTGTTCAGCATTCCATAGAGGAAAAGTTGCTGTTTATTATGAACCTAATACATCCCAAAGTGTTCTTATAGATACTGCTTCAAGTTTAAACAAGCAATTTATGAAAGTTATTGATATACAAGAGACACAAATATTTGATTTAACAGTCAGATGGGCATCTTATCGCCCCTGGCTAAAAGTCAACACTGCTCAGAATAGTGTACTTTATTCTAATCCAGATTTAGTGTCACCTACTGCAGGATTCTGTAATGGGTATATAGCAGTAATGCCGTTTACACAATTACAGTCTCCCGACAATAGTGATATTTCTGTAAATGTTTATGTGCACAGTGAAAATCTTCAAGTTAATGGAATGACACAAGTTAACATGCCTACAAGCCGGGCTATCTTTGTAGAGTCTGGCAATTGCTTACAGTCTGTAGAAGTATCATCTTTTGATTTGAACGAATCGTCAGCGACAACTCAAGGACTGTGTCAAGACTATTTTGGAGAACAACCTGTTTCTTTCAGATCTCTTCTTAAACGTTTTGTACAATCCTCTATTATTGCTGTGCCTTCGTCTGCATCTACAAGCTTTAGATTAATGCAACTACAAGACAACATTTTACCTCAAAACAATTTAGCATATGGTGCAATATCTTTAGGACTTGTCGATCTTTTCTCATATTTAAGATATGCTTATTTAGGAGTTAGGGGAGGCATTCGCGTTAGATTGCGTCCTATGTGGAATCTTACAGTCAATAGTTATGTTACTATGAAAATTGGTTTAGAGGCACCTTCTTCTAATACTTTAATTCCCAGTGCTGCATTCGTTGCAACATCAGTAAACGGGGGAGTTATGGAAGGAACTGTTGTCCATATCCCTAATACTAATGGTGGCCTGGATGCAGAATTTCCATTTTACACTAATAATTTATTTTTAATTAATTTTAGCAACAATTACTTGGCCCAAACCACTAATTAAAATATGTCTGATTATTATTTTAGATCTTATTATGCAAATTTGGACGTATATAATAATACCTCAGTGGCTACAACAATTGATATTGATAAAGCAGCTGCAGAGGATTTCTCACTGATGAGATTTCAAG